AAAAGTATCAGGCAATTGGAAAGAAATACAAGAGGGTTATATAAAAGTAAGTGGTGCTTGGAAAAAATTCTATCAAGCATTTGTAGCTACTGCTTTCACAACACAAACATCTACAACTACAGTGACAGTGCCGTCAGGTGCTAATGCTATTCACGTCCGACAAGCAGTCGGGGGAGGGGCAGCAGGTGTAAGCGGTGCAGAATATGATAAGTCAGGTGGTGAGTCAGGAGGCACAGGTGGTGGATCAGGTGCATATGTAGCTAATCAAGTATTTACTGTGGTTGAAGGCGAAACTTTGACTTTAACGATTGGTACACCAGGTACAAATAGTCAACTTGGTTCTTATCCAAACTATAGCGCTGAGGGTGGTAACAATACACAATTAGCTGGTTCATCGACAGGAACTTTATTTACACTTGGAGGTGGAGGAGGTGGCGGTTCATCTGGCGGTTCATCACCGAACGGAAGTGTTAGAACAAACACCGCTTCATCAGGTGGTTCAGTTTCTAATTTAGGAACAGTTTTAACATCCGGCACATTTAAGGAGTCTGACGGGTCTGAGTCTACGATACCCTCTGCAACAAGTTTAGTTGGCGGTGTCATAACATCATACAATCAATCTGGCTCGGGTGTTGCAGGTGTCATAGGACAAAACTGCGGCACTGATAACTGTAATCAAGCGGGCAGTAATGGCGGTGCGTCTTATAATGGAGCCGTTTCAGGTGGCTCTGGTAATTTTGGAAGCGCAGGTGGATCAGGTTCACAAGGTTCAGGCGGCGGTGGAGGTGGTGCACAACCAACCTCTGTAGGTGGTGCTGGTGGCACAGGAGAAATTGTTTACAGGTTTTTACGTGTAACCTAATTTATGTTTCTAGACAATTACTATTACTATTTTCAAAAGGCTTTGACTACCGAGTTTTGTGATAAAATTATCGAGACAGGTAAATCTAAAATAGTTGAAAAAGCAAAAATACATGATGAAAGTTTAAAAGCTCGAGACTCCTCTATCGCATGGATGGAGGAGGAGTGGTTATATCAAAACATAGAACCTTTTATACAAGAAGCAAATAAACAAGCAGGATGGAACTTTGATTGGGTGGGTTCTGAAAAATGTCAATTTACTATTTATAAACAAAATCAATATTACGATTGGCACCAAGACTCACATAATAAAATGATCGATGGAAACATTAGAAAATTATCCGTAACTGTGTCATTAGAAGATGGTAATGCATATGAAGGCGGTAATTTGGAGTTTGATTTACGTAACAGAGAAGACAGTAAGTCCGTAATTTTATCAGCAGAACAGGCAAGAGAAAAAGGATCTATTATAGTGTTTCCCTCTTTTGTTTGGCATAGGGTAACACCAGTAACAAAAGGCACACGATACTCTTTAGTAATATGGAGTGTAGGCCCACCATTTAAATAGAAAGGACAATATGTTAAAAGGTGATTTAAAAGACCACAATATAAGATTGTACCTAGGTATGCCTATGTACGGAGGTATGTTAGGAGAGAACACATTACATGGGGTATTGGGTCTCCAAGCATGGACCTCGGCTCAGGGCGTAGGTATGAAACTGCAAACTATGGGTAATGAGTCATTAATAACTAGAGCACGAAATACTATTGCTACTATGTTTTTAGATGATCAAAATTATGTTGGCACACATTTATTATTTATTGATGCAGATATTGGTTTTGTGCCAGAAAATATAGAAAGATTAATTAGAGCCAATAAAGATATTGCTTGCGGTATATACCCACGAAAATGTATACATTGGAATCAGGTTAGAGACGCAATAAAAAGAAATCCTAATATTAGTGATGAGGAGCTGTCTTACAGATCGCTTGGATATAATCTTAATTTTAAAGATCCAAAAAATATACAGCTAATAGCGGGTTTTGTTGAGGTCATGGAAGCCGCAACAGGTATGATGCTTATAAAACGTGATGTGTTGAAGAAAATGCAAAAAGCATATCCTGAGCGTAAATATAGATCTGATCAAATAGTTAACGGTCAAAGATTTAAATCAGATAATTGTTTTGATTTATTTGGTGTTGGTAAGATTGACTGGGATGAAGAAGAACGATATCTAAGTGAGGACTATTATTTTAGTAGATTATGGTCTAAGATAGGCGGTAAGATATGGGCTGATGTGGCTGCACCCTTGACTCATCAAGGAAATATGCACTTCAAAGGCCATGTAGGAACAATATTTAGCATAGCTGATGACACTGACAAAACTAAAACTCAAACCGGGGATAAACAAACAGACTAGTAATCTTGGCGCTTCAGGCACATTCACTGATTGTGACAATATTCGATTTAGATATGGTTTACCGGAAAAAATAGGTGGTTGGGACAAAACCACCGCTAATACATTAATAGGTGTTGTAAGGGATCAACATGCTTGGGTTGCATTAGATGGCACAAGATTAGCGGCCCTCGGCACAGATAAGAAGCTTTACATTTACGCTAATGACTTGCTCTATGATATCACGCCCATAAGACAGACTAACACTGCCGTCAGCAGCATTTTCACCACTACCAATGGATCGGCAAATGTCACCGTAAATGTAAACGGACATGGTGCCAATGAGGGTGACATAGTTACTTTTTCTGGAACAACTGGTTTATCTGGCACAAGTTTTACAGCAGAAAATTTTGACAGAAGTTTTGAAATACAATCTGTTACAGGAACAAACGCCTTTGTGATACAGCAAGACGTTAACGAATCAACAGGCAGTGTCACGACAGGCACAGCCACAGCTAAATTTGACATTAACTCAGCTCCAGCATCCTCTACTTTTGGATATGGTTGGGGCACATCTACTTGGAATACAGAAACATGGAATACACCCAGATCTTCATCATCTGTGACATTAAATGGTCGTGATTGGTCTATTGATAATTTTGGTGAGTTAATGATTGCAACAGCGTTAGATGGTTCAACGTTTCAATGGTCACCTACTACTGACGGTTTAGCTGGTAAAGCTAGTGCAGTAACAGGTGCACCTACTGCTAGTAAGTTTTCTCTAGTGTCTACTCCAGACAGACACTTAATATTATTTGGCACAGAAAAAACCATAGGTACAGGTGGT